CTGTTTATTCTTTTTTTAAAATATAAATTTGTGTTAAATGTAATTTCAAATTTATATTTTTTCATTTAAATTTAATTTAAGATCTACACCCACATAATTCCTTTGTAATATTTCACACCGATCCCCGACCATATTATTATAACAGGTCATATCCAGCACATTATCCCCTTCAATATATTTACTCATTTATATATAAAATATTTTTAAAATAAATTATGTTCTTGATCAGTTCCTTCTAGTAAATTGAAAAATACAAGACTCGTTCTTGTTCCTGTAAATGCTTCAGTTTCGTGATAAAGTTCAGATCCATTAAATCTTAAAAATTTATTTTTTATATCATGATATGTAGGATTATCATTCTCATCATAAATTATTAATCTTCCCCCTGTATAATCTCCGAATGCTATAATAACAGATTCTCCTACATTACTCCCATCTATATGTTTAGAGCACTGATTATTATGATTATACTGTATAGTGCTAAATTTAAATTCTTGTGGATAATGGTTCCTGAAAAAATCAACAGTATTTTTGAAGAGTATCTTATTCTTTTCCCATTTTAGTTTTCCACATAATATATATGGCAGTGTTTTATATTTCCTCGCAGTCCCTGGTCTGTTAAAAACATAACCCAGTGCAAAACCTCTTTGTCTCTCTCCGTCATATCCTTCCAGTTGTCTATTACTATTATATGGATAATTATGATTAGTGATATATTTATCAAACTCTTCTAAGTTCATTTATATTATTATACATAATATTTTTGAATTATTTACTATAATCTTCTTGATATTCAAAAGTAAAACTGATAAATTGTCCAGAGGATCCCAGACCGTTCCTAAATTCAGATACTGTAATCGGTTGTATCAAGTGTGATCCTGTAGCATTATAAACAGTAAGATCAGTATTTCCATCTGACGCATCTTTATTTACTAATTTAAATAAAGATATTTCAAAAGGTTGATTTATGTACAGCAATTGTTTTCCATCGTGTAAGACTTTATACATATCTTTAAAAACACAAGAATGCTCTTCCTTTACAGTTTCCCCTAAACATATCATCCCTAAATGTTCTATAGTCTGTGTTCCATTAAATTCAAAAAATACTGAGTTATTTCCATTTAAGAATGATATTTTAGCAAATAAGATCGTATTATTACTGGTCCCTTCTCCGTCTGAGATCGCAGTATTATTTAAATTATGATAAACATGAAGCAATTTTAAAAATCTCATTTTATAACTGTCCTGTAATTTTATGGTCTTCTTAGCTTGTCTTGTGTCAGCAGATGCATCAGCAGATCCATCTAAATCCTGTGATCTAATACAAAAATTTAATATAGCCATTTCTTTTATATTATATATAAATATTTTAAATTTGAAAATTGTTTAAACATAATTTAATGATAATACTGTAATGGATAAAAAAGAATATCATAGACAATATTATCTAAAAAATAAAGAAAAATTAATTAATAAACAGAAAGAATATTATAAAAATAATCAAGAAAAAGTAATTAATAATCAAAAAGAATATTATAAAAATAATAGAAATGAAAGATTAAATTATTGTAAAACTGATAATGGGAGAAAATCTTGTAGGATTAGTAACTGGAAAAAAATGGGTGTATTATCAGATGATTACAATAAATTATATGATTATTATTTATCTGTAAAAGAATGTGAAAATTGTGGTGTTGATTTAGTAGAAGGACATTTCGGTGCTAATAAAAAATGTCTTGATCATAATCATAACACAGGAGAATTTAGAAATGTTTTGTGCAATACTTGTAATATTTTAAGAAAATAATTATGATTATATATTAAAATTAAAATATATTTACTTAATATATGGATAATATTGAAGAGAACCCTGTAGATATTACATTAGAAAGTCTTAAAAATGATAATAATAATAATAATGTTGAATTAGTATTAGAAGAAACAAATAAAGAGGAGACACATTTAGAATATAAAAAAAGATTAAATAAGCGTGTTAGTGAATTTACAGAAGAAGAAAAAGCAGAATATAATAAACTAGTCCAGAGAAAAAGAAGAAAAGAAAATAAACAAGAAGAAAAGATTAAGAAAACTGAAGAAGAAACAGAAGAAATAAATAAAAAAACAAATGATTTATATAATCAATTATTTGTATTAAAAAAGAAATTTCCAGATCATCTTAATGATATTCATATTGATAAGGACATGACTATGTCAACATTATCTAATAAAAAAGATTTAATATTAAGAATTATTACACAAAAGAATAGTGATGCAGTAATCTTTGAGACATTATTATTAGGATGTAGGACTGTAGAGAGGGGATTTAATTATGCTGAGATAGACGCCCTTGATGGATATGCTGACAATATTAATGAAGCAAGAGATGATATTGTGCCGATCTTAAAAGAAATGATTGATATGGGAGAGATAGATGTATCTATGCTTACTCCTCAGTTAAGATTGATGATTGTTATGTCTTCTGTAGCAGTAAAGACTGTTGAAAGAAATAATGATAAAAAAAAAAAGGCGGTTATTGTGGAGGAGTTAGATACATCATAGCAAGATTGAAAACCTTTAACAGATGGGGCAGAAGAAGATCTGACATTCCATATAAATGGTTAAGAAGGATATGGTGCTGTCAAAAGAATAATGTAAGGACTTCTATGATTGATTATGGTTTCCGTAAATAAATTTGAAAATTATTTTATCAAAATGACTTAAAGATAATTTAACAATTTAAGTGTGAGTAATTTCTAAAATTAAAATATATAAGAATGTATAAAAAGACTATGCCTTATGTTCCGAAGAAACAAGCAAAAAATATTGATGATGAGATTGATAATTTAATGAAAATGTCTGATAAGATCGCATTTAAAAAAGAAATGAAACAATTAACAAATCAAGATACAAAAAGAGATAGAAAATTTATCAAATCTAAAATTAAATCAGGGACATTTAAAATGTTAAAGGATAATCCGAAAAAAGCAGGATCTCAGGCACATAAGAGATACGCAAAATATTCTAAGACTACTAATTATAAGGATTATGTTAAAGCAGGAGGCACTCCGAATTCTATGTTATTTGACTATCAGCATGGTTATCTAAAATTTAACTAGTATCTTCTCTGTCAGGATGTTCTTCAGAAGGTTTCTGTAATATTACTGGCACAGGTTCTCTGGCAGGTGCTCCATATCTTTCTTCATATTTTTTAATCTCTTTTTTTAAATTTATATTCTCCATATATAATTCTTCACATTTTTGTTTCAATTGTATTTTATAAAGATTAAACATATTTATATATATATATATATATTTTAATGACTACATATAAACAAAAATTTAATAAAAAATATAAACAACCTTTAAATCAATCAAACTCATTAACACAAATATCTAAATTGACAGGATATAAGAGATCAGGATTACAGACTATATATAATAAAGGAGTAGGAGCATACAAGACTAATCCTGGCTCTGTACGTCCTTCTGTAAGATCACCTGAGCAATGGGCAATGGCGCGTGTCTATGCATCTGTTAATAAATCATCTAAAGCATATAAGATTGATAAAATACATCTTAAAAAAAAATAATTCATATATTAAATGAAAGTAATGATTAAATCTTCAACTAAATCTAATAAAAAATTAATGGCAGTATTTACAAGAGATAATGGTCGAACTAAGACTACACATTTCGGTCAGGCAGGTGCCCCTGATTATACACTCACTGGTGATAAAATTAGAAGAAAAGCATACAGAGATAGACATAGAAAAGATTTAAATACAGGAGATTATACAAGAGCAGGTTTTCTATCATGGTATATATTGTGGGGAGATAGTAAATCAAGAAAAAATAACATAAGAAATTATAAAAAAAGATTCAATTTAAAATGAATTATTTTTATTTATTCAATTATTTTGAATTATTTTATTATATTTTTATTATATTAAGGATTTTATTAATGATTTATTGTTAATCACTCATTGATTGAATTAATTGTTGTTGTAATAATTTAACTTGTTTTTCTAATTTTTTAATTCTTTCATTTTTCTCCATATGACAGATTTTATCATCTTGTCTAACATAATCTTTTATTTTTTTATCACATTCTTGTTCTTTTACTCTTATTTGTTTATCACATTCTTTATCATATTTTTTTATATCTTTGTTATATTTTTCCTTATAAAATTCTTTATATCTAATTTCAGCATTAGATTTTTCTAACATAGCATTCGTAACATTTTCTTTTAATTTTTCTTGATTTTCTAATTTATTATCTTGTTCTAAATATTTATTATATAATATTTTATAATCATGTTCAAGTTTTTTATACAAAGGATTATTATTAACATTCTCTTTCTCAAGAGTTTCATATTTTTCTCTGATTTCTAATATTTTATTTTTACAATCTTGTCTTTCTTGATTTAATTGATTACAAACTACATCATAATCTTTATCAGTTTTAAGAGATTGTTTATATCTTCTGCGTGCTTCATATAATTGTTGTTTATTTTCCCATAAATCTACAACAAATTCCATAAAATGTTGAGAGTTCAATATTGTTCCGAATTTCAATATTCCTGTTCCTTCAAAGGCAGGATTAAGATTTCTTAATAAATTTCTTTGATCTTGTTTAGTAAATTCATCTCCGAAGACATATTCACATACTTCATTAAGAAAATCACTATTAAATTCACTCATTATTTACTATATTAATATATATTAGAATATCTTTAAGTATAAATCAATTATCAATCAAATATATCAATTCAAATGAAATAATCATCTATTTTATTTAAAATAAGTAGTAAGACTATATGAAAATAACAAGTTTAAAATATCTCTAATGAGATTTTACGTCTTAGACCATTTGAATGGATTTTCAAGACTTTTTCTAAATTTTATAATAATAAAATAATAATTTTATCAAATAATGACTATAAATAAATCTAAATAAATATTAAATTAATATAATAAATATTTTTACAAATCTAAATAAATATTAAAA